TAGGTATGAGTGATAGAGTTAGGAGCGTAACTTGTAATTGTTTGTTTTGGGCTTCCATCTCCCCAATCAACTTTGTAAGCAGATAATTCCAAAAACTTTTGAAACTCATCAGAAGTATTATACACATTCCAAACATATGGATTACTTGTAGTTGAAGAAAATAAAAAATTTGTAACAACGTCTTTCTGTAAAACCGCACCATCAAATGGACTAAAATATCCCTCATCGACAGCGGTTTGGTTTAATAGTATATTAACAGATAACCCAGTAAGAATTGAACTTCCGTTTACCCCAGAACTTACAACCTCAGTCATTGCTGAATAGACCCCAACAGGAGTGCCATTGTAATTTACAACTGATAAATCTCCCTTGATGTTTTCAGGTGAAACAACAAATTTGTAATAATCTTGTGTCATTACTGTGTTGGATTAACATATTCATACCATTTTATTGGAATGTTGGTTCCCATCCTCTGTCCGTAAGTATTCAAAACTTGGTATGTTAAGTCTCGATAATCCAATTTTACGGTGTAATAAAAATACTCTGTGCTATCAAAAGCATATTTATTTCCTATCAAATTCGCTTGAGGTCCATTAGTTAAATCTGCAGGATTTGATCCTCTTCCCGTCATCATTCTTTTGAATTGTCCTGCTTTGGCATCAAAAAACTTTGCCGACATATAGAATGTATTTAGGTCCAAGAAAGTCCTTTTCTTCAACCAATAAATAAAAAACCCATCTTTATCACCAATATAGTCCAATGCAAATTTTGGTTTTTTAATGTTAACCAAAGTTCGTTGCATTTGTGCTTCCATAATATCCCCTTGTTGTGTAGGTAATATAATTGTGACATAGTTAGTTTGTTGTTTTTCATCAGGTGTATCATAAAGATCTAACTTGAAGAACGAATTAGAAAAATTGTTGGAAAAATAATAGATCTCTTGTGGAGTGAATCCTTCGCTTTGATAATCTATTCTCCAATTTGAAATTTGATCTAAAGATCCTCCCGAATAGAAATAGAACTCATAGTTTACTACGGTGTCATTTGTAGTTCCAGTTGCAGGTGCATGAGCGAATCTTGAAACCTCAAAGTCTCTCCCCACACCAATAACATCTTTGATCATCTTGGTTTCATATTCGTCAATAGCCAAATCTAATCCCAAGTAGTCCCACTTTAATTCTACAGGAATGTTAATTTGTTTATTAACAGGACCATCTTGCCGTATTACAAATTTATTCACACTCATCAACTAACGGTTTAACTGAAACCCCAAATCCTTGGAGGTTATCATTGTAGTTTATTCCTTCAGGTATCAATCTAAATACAACATTAGTGTATGGATATTGAGCGGTATTAAGATATGGATAGTCCACCCCTCTACCTAAATTATCTATAAATCCATATGTGTATAAATCCCTCCATCTAAATTGTTGGTCAGTTTGTGAATAAAATGCCCAACTTGGAGTTGCATCAATGGTCGCCAATTCACCAGTCTCAATATAGTCTGAGAAAACTCTAAGAGTCATTGAATTGTGAGGCTTATAGTAATACCCTGGTGAATTTGTAGAATAATTATCTGTTGTTTGAAAAACACTTTGATTGAACTTTATTTTATGATAGTATGGGGAAACAACCCTTTCTATTTGTTCATAGTCATTCCATTCACAAAAATCACCATCCATAACATCATCTTTTTTCAGGTCGAGGTTATAGAAAAAAGTTTTGGTTGCACCGTTTGTCAAAGTGTAGTCTGAAGTTAATACATTAGAATTAGATTTTTCGTTATTCAAATCCCACCAAGGATTTGTTGTTTTTGTCAAATTGAATTCCCATCCCTGTTTAATACCAATCCTGTTGAATGGTTGATTAAAGTATCCTGAGTATCCTTTATTTATAATAGTAAGACTTATTTCATTGATTGGTCTTTTTTGATTATCTAATAAATTCGCCAAGTTAAGATCATAATTTGAAGTAACATCATAAGTGTTACTACTATTTTTTTGAGAAATTCTAGTTACTAAGTTTGGAGTTATTGAACTAAATTCTATTTTTTTATTTTCTTCGAAAACATTTTTTTCAAATCCAGCCTTTGTCATTGCAAGGTCTTCGATATTAGTCAAAAACTTATATTGTTTGACATAATATTTGGATTTTGTTTCTTCCAAATTGTCAGGATTGATAACTCTTTTAAAGGTTCCTTCAACTCCATTGTTGAATGTCGATCCTGTATATCCGATATTGAAAACATTAAAAATGTGAACATCACTTCCGAATTTGCCATTACCCAAAGAATCTACTTGAAAAATATTTGAATCCCTATATGTTAATGACAATTCAACATATTCACCAGGAGTCAATCCATGAGGAGCAATACAAATAAATGAAATAATTCCATTACCATTTTGAGTTGTATTCAATATAGTAAATGGAATACCCTGAGAGGCGACCCAAGTAATATTATTATCATCGGTCGAATAATATTGGAGTTGTTTATCATAATCATTCTTATAAGGATATGTTATGTAATACATCCAATTGTATGTGTAAGCACTTTTCGCTTTATAGGAAAAATGATAATCAGTTACATTTGGTCGGTAAAAATCAAATTCATAATATTGTGGAAATCCTTTCCAAATACCACTTTGCTTTGATCTACTTGGATCTGTATAATATAGATTATATTCGAATGGTTGATAATTAGTTACACCATCATAAACATTATCATATAGATAAGTAACCTTAAATGTTGGTCTGAATACAGTACAAATTTGTCTTTCGTCATCATAAACTTGAGCAAGATTTATTGTCTGTGATCTTTCATACTCAGTAAGCTGCTGACTCTGTTCTTGTAAAGTAACAGAAACTTCCTCATCAATAGAGGGAGCACCTTTGTATCTTTGACCACTCGGTATTAGTGTAAACTTATTCATCTACAGAATATTTTCTTTTGAATTTATCCAAAGCGGTTTCACCAACTACGGTTCCAAAATAGAATTGGTATGGAGCACCAACAACAAACTTTTGTTTGATTGCTCCTGTTGAAAGATATTGACCATCTCCCACAGTTCCATTTACGTTGAATATATATCCTCGTGCATTCAAGTCATTGGATATCGCATTCGATCCTAAAAAATAAGGAGTACTTGTTGAAAATCTATCCAAAGATTGATATCTGGTATTTTGAACAATATCAGATGAAGATGTCGCCCAATCGTTCAATTGAGTCCCAAATATTAACTTAGTATTATACAATTTCCATTGATAGAATGGAACTTGTTGAGACTTAATTCCATAGGGATATGGAAAATATCCAATATCATCATTACCCCTAAAATTTATTCGACCTGGTGTCAAGTAATCTTTGGTTTGTAAATCCTCTGTAGTAGAGGAAAACCACACACCAATTGTAGGATCCTTTGGAGTTCCAAGAATTTGTGTTGGTTGATTTGTTTCACCAGAAACACTATCATAATATTCTGGTGAAAAATTGATATTACCAATTTCGCAATTGATGGACATTAACTGAGCTAAGTCCCCATCAATTCTTCTTTCGTCCCTTGAGAAAAGTTGGTTGATAGAGTTGTCACCCAATGGTATTAACTGTTGTAAGAAATTTTCATCAGTGATTCTAGATACCACAAAAAGATTAACCAAATCCGATGTGTCAGCATAACTTGTAGGACCAATGTTTGGTAATATATACCCTCGAGTTGAGGCATCAAAGGTTATCTCAGAATAGAAATAATCCTTCATACCCAAATTTATTACAGTTGTAGGGAACAATAGATTCAAATCATTTATTCCTCCCTCAGATTTGTCTGATCTTTTTCCTATGAATTTATTAGTCGAATTATTATATGGAGTACTTCTATAATAGAAGTTGTTACTATCCCGATTATAATAAATTACATCTTCACAGAATCGAACTTGACTAACTCTATTTTGTTTGTTATAAAAAGTATCAACTTGGATGGGGAAAAAGTATAGGGAACCATTAACCCAATTATTCATAAATGATTGAGATAGAACTCCTCTACATAAACCGTAGAAAAATCTAAATCTAAATGCCCATTCTCCGAAGTTTCCAAGATCTTTGACTAAGTCTAAACCAGGTCTCCTCATAAAAATATAACAACCTTTTTCAACCGCATCTTTAGTGGTACATTCTTGATTTACTTCAAAATTGTCACCAAATCCTGTGTAACAATCCAATCCAACCATATTCTCACAATCGAAACTTGACAATACAGTCACGTCATTTGGTAACCCTTCCAAATCTGCAGTCGGTATTTCCGCACCAGTTGCGTATCCAACCAAGGCTTCAGGTTGATCCAACTCAGGTATGTCATAGAAAACAAAATTATTATTCTGTTGTAATAAAGCGGGATTAGTAGTCCAAGCACTACCATTCAATGCATCGGATGAAGGTAGTCTATCAGTTCTCATTACGTTGTTAATCTTGGATGAGATTGCCATCGGAGACCCAGTTAATTGAGGATACGCATTGGGAGTGAAGTATTGGAACCTTACGTCTCTATACCCAAAACTTATCCCCGCACTGATGTTAGCGAATATGTATGATGCTCCAGAGACATCTTCAGATAAATCATATTTTGCAGCGTTTTGAGTCGATGAGTAAAAATCATTAGTAGTTGTTGATACCATACCAATCGCACCACCCATATTTCTTTGGTTCAATCGATTAGTATTAAATGTGGAATCTAAACTACCATAATACCCAACAGTTGAAGTTGTGAACCCACTGAAATCACTTCCAGCCTGGAAGAAATAAGATGGGTAAAACATTCCACTTTGAGTGAAAGGTTGAACCGAAATATTTGTCTGAGTCAACTTTTGAATAGGTATATTCAATCGAGTTGATGCTGTTATTGTTAAATTCGAGTCATCTATATTTTTACCAAAAATTCTACCGAGTTTATATTCGTTCTCATACTTTGGTGAATATGGATCAACCCCTCTCTGAAGTATCAAAATATATTGGCTATCGATATTCTCTAATACAGAGAGTGGACTAATCAATGTTCCGTCATCATCTCTGTAACCTGTGATAGGAGTTGTTCTCCTTTTTGCTAAAAATATTCTTGATGGTGCACTCAAGACATTTGGAAAAGTTTCTATGCCACTTGTATCCCAAATTTTAATCGCCTCTGAGATTGTGATTGCGGTGACAACTTGAAAATACTCTCTGTCTTGTGGGTACTGTTGACGAGTTACTGTGCTACCAGTTGGAAGTGAATATGAAACACTGTCATCAGTCAATTCTGTCAGAGCATAATCTACAGTGACAGTTGTTGAACCTTGTACTGTTGTACCTGTAATACCATTTACCAACCCATTATCAGATTGAGTAACATATAGGAAATTTTTATCCGTAGATGTTGAAGGATTAACTGTTGTTAACAATTGTCCAGATTCATAAAATTGATTCGCCAAAACAGTTACAGTGTTGTCAAAATGATATTTCCCTATGTTTGAGTTTTTTGAGAATGTCACTTTGATTTTGTTCAAATCTTCAAAATATGATTTTCTTGTATTGAATAAATTTATTCTTTCACCCAAAGTAAGACTTTTTGCGTATGCAAAATGTTTCTTCTCATCGGATTCATCCGATAAAAATCTCACCACTTGAGATACTGGTGTTTTGAAAACATTCAAATCAGTTACAGAATCATTGTTACCTGCAATAGCCTCAGAATATATTAAAGACTTAAGTTGAACATCTTCTGATGGTGTTCCATCTCCTCCGAATAAAGACTGTAATCCATCATAATAACTTATTGGGGAAGAAACATAGGTTAAAGCCCCATTAGTTCCTCCCAAAACAGCGGTAGATTCTACGTTCGTCTCTTTACAAGTGCAGGACTGACAATCTGGATAAGTCAACATTGGTAGTCGTACTAAGAAACTTTTTGTCTCACAACTCAGTCTCAAAGCATTACAAATAAACCCGAAAGGCCTTATGCCAAAAATCTTTATCCCACACAAAAAACACAATGCTCTTATAACCGTTGTGTATATGAAAAGTAATAAGTGAGCGACAACTAAGAGAACCGAGCCAACAAATTGAATTACCGTAAAAATTATAGAAAATAAAAAATACAGTAAATCAAAATTTTTGAATCCATCATTTACAGGAAACTTATTAACGTTACTTGAACAGCTATCATCATCAATCTCTTTGATTCCTATAAATCTTCCACGTCCACCTTTTTTATATTGGTCAATCAGTGATGATATAGTATAAACTCTATTGAATTGAAACTCGTAAAAGGTATCTTCACAGTTAATAATCTCATTCAATCGATCTATTTGTTCTGATCCCGTAAATCCGTTTGTATAACCTGACCAAGCCAATCCAAAATAATATGAACTTTCTTGTAAATCTTTCCTTGTTTGGCTTCCCGAATTGGTTGGATCTGCATCAGGATTAACCCATCCATATTCTTTGACATTTGGGACCAAGTAACTTGGTCTCCTTGTTTGCATTGTCAAATCATTCGGTTGAGTCCATTTGATTTTGAATCTATATTTTCCTTTTGTAGGTATACCTAAAGTTGGATCATTTGATATAACTCTATCTCCAAACTCATTAGTGACGACATAATCCAAATTCATCGGTAACTCGGTCAACCAAGTTCCATCTCCATCGATAATATTACCCGCTTGTTCTAATTCAAAAACTTCCAACACGGGATTACCATCCTCATCTTGTTGTATTGTTTGACGAAGTGCTAAAATTTGCCCAGGACCTGAAGTAAGATCACATAAGTTCCCTAAATTATCTTTAGGTTTACAATTCTTTCTAAGTCTAAATTTATCAGGTGAAGAAAACATGGACCCCATAAAAACTGAGGTTGGTTGTATATCAACATTAGCATCGTCCCTTAGATCAAAATCAATTCTATTGATTGAAATTTGGCATACCTCAGGATCTCCCCATAACGGAGAAATTTCCACACTCTTGGTTACGTTAATTATTTGTGGAAGAGAGTTGAGATCGGCCGACGCCCTGAACCTATTACCAGCGACTTGTGCTTCTGTTGCAAGTCCAATTCTAACTAAATCTTGAGGTGTCAATGAAAACTCTCCAATATCTGAAAGATCGACATCCATGACTATAGTTTGTGGCCCCAAAGGAACTCCCATAATCATATAGTCACCGCTCTCATTAGTTTTGGATGTGAATCTATAATACTTGTCATAGATTTCAACAACAGTAGACCCTGTCAATGCATCGGATCTCGAAGGAAAAGTCCCTGTTGCGGCATGTTTCGAATAGGATGGATTGTATGGAAGGAGGTTATATCTATAACCATCTTCATTTTTATCCGCTGGAGATTTGTATGGATATATACTTGTAATAACTGGATTGGATTGATCAACCTGTTCTATAGGAATAAAGATTGAAACCCTTGCATTTGGTAATCCAAAACCATTATTTGCGGTGACCCTACCAACCAAAACACCATAATCCGCACAATTTCTTATGTAGATGTCGGTTTGTTGAATTTTAAGCGATAGGATTTCTAAGAACTCAAATTCTTGGTCTAATTGTAAATTGATTGATTTGTTTACACCAAGCTCAGTCCTTATTCTATATGAATCACCCATATAATATCTTTAGTTTATAAATAGTTTAGGTGTTATTTTCTAACACACACCTAAAATCATAAACAATAAATAGGGATAATAAACCTATCAACTGAAGGTTACTGATTGAAAGTTTTTCACCAAAACTCGAATATCTTTGTTTGGATATCTTATTTGATAAACTTGTGAAGGTTGTGCAAAAATTGTGTCATCAACAGGTTGTATTTCTTTTGTCTCAGGATTTGAATACCTCATTGATGTTTCAGCCGAAGAATATTGTCCCCCGACGTTATTGAAAACTTTAATGTCCGCAACAGTTAACACACCATTCTGATTTTGAACAATACTTTGTACCTCAGAAAGGTATACGTTTTGACCTAACTGTCTGGTTTGCGGATTAAAATATGTTGATACTCTGTCAACAACATCTGCAATAACTTGTCCTGAGTTTTGAGCCGAATCCAATACAATTGATATTTCTAAACTCAAGTCAATAACTTCAGCCGTCAATATCGAAATATAATCATTGATCATTCTATAGTTAGAAAGATATGTTGCAATGTTTTGTTTCAATGTATTAGAAACAATGTTAGTTAATTTACCTGAAGTATCGTATGATAATATCTGTATCAAAATCTTATTATTATCTTCAGTAATCGCAACTTTTGCAGGAGCCCCGAATTCAGATGGCATATTTCTAATGATCGATTCATAATCTTGAACCGTAACCGCTCTTTTTTGAGCTGAGAAATTAAAAGAAACATAATTTCTAATTTCCTCCAATGAAGGAAGTCCAGCACCACCAATAGCTGCTGTGACGTTGTTACATCTAAGGGAGTTAACTACCGAGGAATTAGTCAACTCAGATGGTCCATTCACAAAGAATGAAACTGTCCCTATTTGACTTATGACATTTGTTCCCAAGTTAGTTCCTAAACCTCCACCAATTCTATATTGGACAAACAATGTTGAGTTAGGAGTCAACGCCGATCCTAATGATATGTTGTTAGAATATCTTTGAATATCAATTGTCGCACCCAATGTAGTAAATTGATCCAAAGAATCTTGAGCCGTATTAGTTCCTCCACCAAAAGTTAATTTTTTAAAACCTTCAGGTGTGTATTCACTTATGAATCTATTTGATGTTTGAACATATCTTCCAACTTTAATTCCAGGTTGGTCCGATACTTTTGTAGGATCTTCAATGAAAACTCTATCTTCCGCTAAAGCATCAACCTCATACCATTTATTGGTTGCACCTAAAAATTCAGCGGTTGATGGTAAGTTCGTATACTCAGTACCACTTTTTAAAAGAACACTTGTAATACCCAACACATTTTTCTCTGGCAAAAATAATTCAAAGAAAGGTTTAACATCATTTGGCGTTATTACTCTCTTGAATACTTTAGTTACACCATTAACAACAAGTTCTCTTTTTGTAATTGTATAATTGATTAAAACATTGTTGGCATTGAAGTTAGGTATTTTTAATCTATTCGGAAATCCTTGCGCGTTATACGGAGAACTGAAATCAATGTCATATATATTTTCGAAAACAATTCCAGCACCTGAAACTTGAGATCCTCTTGTTAAAATTCCAAGATATCTTTGGTCTTCTTGATCACCGAAAGCTGGAACTGTGATTGAAAAATCAACTAATGCGACGGAAGGTCTTTGCCCTGGCAATTTCAATCCATACGTTCGAGCTATATTATATATTGAAGATCTTTGTTGTGCGTATTGAAGAACTGTCTCTTGAATACTTCTATCTATGTGATAATGGAGGTTGTCCGCAACCGCAGCATTTAGATCTAAAAATACAGAAAAAACTGAAGCGTCATTAAAATCCTGAATAAGTTCAGGATAATACGTTCTGACATAATTCAACAACTCAGTTCTTATTCCCTGATAGTCTCTTGTGGTGTATGATATTTTACGATTTGCCATCTATATTAAATATTGATAATAACGAAATCACTTTGGGCAAAAGAACTTCTATTATTTGCGTAATCTATTCTTACTTTAGCGGTGTATTCTGAAGTTCCCTTACCAGGAAATCTATAAACAGGAGACTCACTTGTTCCAACAATATTTTCACCTATCATAGTGTCAACTTCAAACTCAGGATCAGCTGGTGTTATTGATATATTATTTAAAAGTAAGTTTGGCATGAATGTCTCAACCGCATCTCGGATGTCAGATTGTATCGCGTCAAATGTTAATCCATCAAAAGGTTCGAATATAAATTCGTAAAGTCTAGTTCCGAAATCAGGTAAATAATACCTACTCCCTTTTCTAGTTAATAATAAGTGAATCAAATCTGATTTGATTTGTTGGGCCTCTAATTCCGTGAGTTCTAAATAATCACCTCTTCTAGAATCTCTGAATGGAAAATTAAGTCCATATGTTACACCATTCGCCATAAAGATAAATATACTACGGTTAGTTTCCTTATAAATAGCCCAAAATGAAAAATCCCAACACAAGTTGGGATTTTTATTATTTTATGAAGAACATCCAAAACATTCGATTTCGATTCCTTCAGGTTTTGGTGGTAAATTCATACTACTATAATCAATCTTTGGAACTTCTACTGATGGTTTTGGTTTTTGAACTTTTGAAATATCAACCGCCAAATGTTTAGCCCCTGTGGAAATTGCTTTTGTCCTTACATAGTAACATAATGTTTTCAAACCTTGTTCCCAAGCATGGAAGTGAGAAGAAGTAATTTTAGACAATGTAGGGTTCGACATATAAATGTTCATCGATTGAGACTGATCAATAAATGGTGCCCTATCAGCCGCCATATTGATAAGTTCTCTTTGCGAAATTTCCCAAATAGTTTTGTATTTTGGAATAAGATGCTCAATTCTCTTAACTTTTTTGTTGTAGTTTTTGTCTTCAACATCCAAATATTGATTAAAGTTAATATTTTGAATTGACCCTTCATTCAAAATAATTTCGTTTTTCAAATCTTCTGACCAAATACCAATCTTTTCAAAATCATTGATCAAGTATTTGTTCACAATCATAATTTCACCACCAACAACTCGTCTGTTGAATAATGCAGAATGAGCAGGTTCGGTCATTTCAAAAGAACCTGTAATCTTAGCAGATGATGCAACTGGCATCTGTGCGGTAAACAATGAATTACAAACACCAAACTCCATAACATCTTTCTTCAATGTTTCCCAATCCAAGAATAACTCTGAATCATTTAATCCCCACATATCGAATTGGAAAATCCCTTTTGACATCGGAGAACCTTTGAAGAATTCATAAGGGTATCTAATTCCTTTCTTACACAAATCATTACTCTCAGTAATTGCCGCGAAATAAATTGCCTCAAAAATATTTTTATTCAAAGTCTTAGCTTCGTCAGAAGTAAAAACATAATCTAAAAGACAGAAAACATCTGCTAAACCTTGTACTCCAATACCAATCGCTCTTTGTTCTAAACCTCCCTTTAAACCTTTTTGAGTTGAATAGTTGTTCTTATCAATAACATTGTTCAATGCTCGAACAGCCTTTTTTACTTCTTCAATCAAAAGTTTGTAATCAAACTTTCCATCAACAATAAAGTTTTTCAAAACGATCGATGATAATGTACAAATCGCAGTTGTGTTCTCATCAGTATACTGATAGATTTCATTACACAAGTTAGATTGTTTAATCACACCAATGTTTTGATGGTTGGTTTTCTTATTCGCACTATCTTTAGCACATAGGTAAGGAACTCCAGTTTCAACTTGGGATTCGATTACCTTACTCCAAATCTCTTGTGCCTTTACCTTACGACCGATACCAGCATTTACCGCCAACTGATAGTTTCTTTCATATTCATCGCCAAAACATTCTTGTAAAGGTTTGATACCCGCTTTGATAATATCGTTTGGACAGAACAAATACCAATCTTCGTTGTTTTTAACTGCTCTCATGAAGTTATCAGGAATCCAAAGTGCGGTAAACAAATCTCTCGCTCTCAATTCTTCAGCACCTGTATTCTTTTTGATATCCAATAAATCAAAGATATCTTTGTGCCATGGTTCCAAGTATATTGCGGCGCTACCAGGTCTTCTTCCTTGTTGGTTAAAGAATCTCAATGATTCGTTTACAATCTTAAGATATTTTAACAATCCACCAGCGAAACCGCCAGATGATTTGATTCTACTTTCTTTACTTCTGATGTTGGACATACACAATCCAATACCCGCAGCATCTGAAGAATATGTTGAAATATCATTCAAGGTTTTCAATAATCCATCTCTTGAATCTGAGTTGTTGTAATGTAACACACAAGATGCTAACTGAGGAACTTTAGTCCCTGAGTTAATCATA